CGATGCTCGGCGGGTATGCCGACGAAACGATCAGCGCTCGCGCCCATCGCCAGCAGTGGAAAAAGACCGAGGCGTTTATCAACTGGCTGTTTCGTGACGACCTCCATTGTGCTCAGGCGTACGTGTCGGAAATGGTTGGTACACAGAATCACAGGGAGTACCGCAAATGATTTTCGTCACATACGCCACCGCCGACGGTGCTCTGATTAACATCAGCGACACTCTGCCTGCGCCGAATGTAGCGCACTGCACCCGTGCGGTAGACGCTCGGTCGGTCGATGCTGCATCGTGGAATCCGCAGACGCTGCAATTTACAGATGAGGGCACTCAGGTTCGCCGGATTACCAAGCAGCAATTAATCGACCGACTCGCCCCGGAAGAAATGGCAGGGATACTGATGGCCGCCAAGACGGACGTAATGGCCGAGGCTTGGCTATTCCGCTTTAACAGCGTGACGCCTGATCCAGATGGCACAAGCATTGATTTGGATGATCCTCGCACCGTGGCTGGCTTGACCGCCATGTTTGGTGCTGTCCGTGCTACGGAGATTCTGGCTTAAATGGCCAATATCACCGTATCGTCGAACAGCAATTTTGATGACGCTGCGAATGCGGCGCTGACCAATGGCGCGACGATCACGATAAACACAGGTGCAGTGCTGACTTGTGACGGTGACACGCGCTGGGGGCAGAATGCCGCTGTGCCGCTCAATGTAACGATTGATGCAGCGAGCGGCGGCGAGTTTTTCCTTGAAGGCCGTAATGTCTGGTGGGTGCCGTTCGATGCGGCTACGGGTAATGTGCCGGCGCTTGGCACAGTCGGTACACCAGACGTGACGCGAGGCGGCAGCAACGTTGGTGAGTTCTTGGGCATTTTTACTGCCCTCGGCGTAGCGCCCTCTGCTGCTGGCGGTGCGATGCCGTCAAGCGGATTTATCAAGCTGCGCACCAAGTCGGCAACGCTTGCCGACAATGATGTGCTTACATTCGCGGGCGGGGCGACCGCTACTCTATCCGGGGCGGGGCAACGCGGTTGGCTTAGCATCGTCGGCACAGAAGTAGGGACGATCACAGTTCCACGGTTGGGTAAATGGACAGCACGGGGGGATTGGTTTGATCTGGCGACGACTTCAGGCAGCCGAGATCAGGCGGTTCAATACTTTGTCGCGGATTACTGTCCTGCTTTGTGGATTGAAACCTCGGCAGGTTCTGGTGTCTATGAAATCTGGCTCAACGCTGGTGATCGTTGGTCAGCGACATATGTTTCGACAGACGAGCGAGGAAAGTTCTTTGGCTGTACGACTGCAGGTGTTATTACCTTGGCGGCTACCGGGTACGGAAAACTTCCCGCTTCTGGTTGCAAGATTCGTGTCCCGAACATCCACATCAGCAGCACGACCTCTGCAAACTACGCACTGAACACCATTAATTCCACCCTCAGCACGCGCTGGGAAACAGTTACCAACGGCGGCGGGGAACTCGATTTCGACCGGCTGGCCGGGGCGGGGCTGTATCTGAACACCATTTATACCTACGGTTTCACGGTGACTGATTGTGCCTTCCTGAATCAAGTGGCTGTCAGTACGCCTGCTGCCGCCATCAGCCTGACGCGGGTGGCAGTTGGTCTATACGGCACAGGTGATGTGGCCGCGTTATTGCTGACTGATGTCAGTGGAGGCGTGATTGACGGCTGTTGCATGGGTAAATACACCGCAGGGGCGTCCTCGACTACAGGTGTCATTTCAGGTGGCGGAATCTGGAACAATGTCACGGTAAAAAACTCCAGGCTAGTGGCCTTTGCTCGATCCAATGCGGGTGGTTCGTGCTTGTCGATTCCGGCGAACGGGGGTAACTGCTTATCCGAAAATAATACGGTCATCGGTGCGATGATAGTTCTACAACCAGCCGTAGCAGATTGTACGGTTCGCAATACCTACCACTCCGATACGACGGTTGGAGCCAAGACAGCGACGGCAGCACAACAGGCCGTGTTTGTCACCGGGGCAAATGATAATACGATTGACGGCGTTTTCTTGATGCAAGACGGCACGCCACCTTACACCGCGATTGTCACTGTCTCCGGGTCTGGTAACAAGGTGCGCAACATCGGCACGATTGCAGCCCGGTACGACTGCGATGCTCACACGGCATCTTCAGTATCGGCGCTGGCTACGAATAACAAGTACCAGCGGATCTACGTGCAGAATACCCGTACTTCGCTGGTGGCTACTGTACCTGCTTCGTCAGGCAATCTCTATGAGCATGTATGGGGTGACGCCGGTGATGCAATGCCAAGCACCTCAAAAAACAGCATCGTCAAAGGGGTTTACTCAGGGTCGGCCGGCTTCGGCGCCGCAGGGATTCCGGTAAGCCAGACGGCGCTTTACGCAACTCACTTTTACGATACATACATTAGCGGAACACAGGGGCGAATCGGTATTATCTTTGCCGAACCTACAGTCGATACATTCTCTAGTGTCGATGTGATAGGCACTCTGTTCAACGGTACGGCCAGCGCAGTCATGCCGACCGTGGGGAATCAACTCACTTACACCTGGCCGCATTTCATCCTCGGCTACACGTCACTGGCAAACGTCGCCCCTGCACTGAGCGGCACAAATACCGGCAACCTGACCGTCGAGTATGACCTCGATAAAGGAGCAGGTTTCTCCGGCACATGGCAGACCTGCAACGCAGCGAACCTCTCCGCAGAAACCGGGATCAGCGCAACGACCGGCTTCAAACCAAAGTTTCGCTTTACCTGTGCGACAGCAAACGCCAACAACGCGATCAACGGCTTCTACATCACTGGCGCAACTGACGCGACCAGTCAGCAGACGCAGTATCCGCTGGACACAGCGACGGTTGCCGTTAGCGGCATGGCCACAGGTTCAATACTAAAAGCAAGCAAAGTATCGGACGGCACGATCTTGTTTTTCGGCCCTGAGTCAGCGGGTAACGCCTCGTTCCAAACTGACTATATCGGCGCAGTGAAACTCACGGTTAAAAAAGCCAGCGCCGCCCCATTTTACAAACCGTGGGTTTCTCATGTAACCACAGTATCAAACGCCACGGTATCAGCTACCGCGCTACAAGTTTTGGATTAAAGGATAGATCATGGCCATACAAGACGATTTCAGCGTTGCCTCGAACGGCGACATTCGCCACACCTCGGGCACTACGATCTACACGGTCAACGCCTTTCATGCGTGGCTGCAGGACTTGTCCGATGATAGTTCGCCAACGGGCAACGACCTGATCTCCATCCTGACCGATAGTGATGTGTCGAGCATCGAAGGCGGGCGGGCTACGGACAAGCCCCGTGCTTTGAACCTGCTCGACGCTTTCAATATTGATGACGACGCAGCGAAGTACATCAATTTCGGCTCGGTGGCGCAGTCTTCAGGCAATGTGCTTTATACCGGCCTCAAGTCCATCGGTACACCGCTTGTCGCGGCATCTCCGATGTACGTGGTGCAAGGTTCCGGCAAGCTGACAACGTATTGGGCCAACGGTCACGTTCAGATCATGGTCAAGTGCAAAACTGCAGGGGCGCTGATTGACAGCGGTGATGTTCGGGTCTTCTCACGCAAGTACGGTCAGACCTACGCCGACTTCCTGACCAACCTTGCGGCGGGCGGCGAGCAGCCGGCAGCTATCTCAACTGCGCTGACTGACTGGACAACGCTCAACGAAGCCGGTGCTGCCGCGCTCTCGGCCAAGGTGACGATCACACCAGGCGACGTGACCAAGACTCTGGGTGCTAACACCAAGTTGTTCAAGGGACAGATCATTCTGTCCGGTGGCTGCACTGTGGTCGAGGCGGCACAATATCTACAGTATATTTGCCGCGAAGCCTCAACGACCACAATCAGCGGCATCGAAGGCTGGCGTTACCGCATGCTGGATGCCTCCTACGATCCGAATTCAGCAGCCCCCTTTGGTGCAGTGGCTGGCGGTAAATGGTTCGTTGCCCGTGGCTGGTGGCTTGAAGGTGCTTTAGCGGGTGACTCGCAAAACTACGAGTTGATCTCGCACGACAACACGCGAATGACCGCGCCGATTTCCGCAGCGATTGAGGCAGGCAATCTGGTGGCTGGCGATAGCGTGCTGGTCGGTCGAAACAACGGTTCGGGCTTCCTGACCAACGAATACACCCTGAACGGCGCAACGACTTCGGGCGGCAATACCTGCGTGGTCAACGAGGCGATCAAGGCCGACACGCCACTGACCGGCCCGATTCGGGTCAACGGCATTCGCTACAACTACACGGGATATAACGCCGGCACCAAGACATTCACGATCAGCGGCACATGGGGGCAGATTCACGCCAGTGCTTCACCGGCGTGGGTGCCGTTCATCGACCAAACGGCAACGCTGGACACGCACAGCACCACTTACACCTCGGCGGGTAATTTCACCGGGCGCATACGGGTCAAGCGCGGTGGCGCATCTCCGATCAAGCCTTACAACACGACATTCCCGGTCGTCGCAACGGGTGGCGGCTCCAACGTAATTCGCACGCCGGACTAAACCAATGGCCCTGACCGTCAATTGGGCAACCAAGGTGGTGTATTCGGATGCGTCGATTACCGACATTCCGGCACACCACATTGCCCTGCGCGACCTAGAAGCGTCCGTGACCGGGATGCTCTACGACGACATTTGTTCGTGGCAGAGCCTTGATCTTGGTGGCGGGGCAACGCTGCCGCAGATTGATTACATCAATGGCTATGTATTTGAGTTTGTAGGCCCTGGCCCGTTCGTCATCTCGGGCAACCTCAACGCAACGATCAACGATACCGGGGTGCAGGTTGAGCGCAAGACCAGTGCGGCGTTCGCCACAACAGCGGTTGGCGGCTCAGGCCCAAGTGTTGCTGACATTACGGCGTCCGTTATTGCCGCACTAAACGCGACCACGATTCCGGTCGACGTGCAAAAGATGAACGCTGCCGATGTCATTGGCGACGGCACCGAACTTGATCCGTGGCGAGGCGTCGGTGTTTCTCCGTAAATCCTTCGGCGCGAAATCGTTCAGCGCCAAGTCCTGGCGCTTCAGTGGCGAGCTACCTTGGGAAGAGGCGCCCATTCAACCGGGAGCCTTCGGCGCGCTGTCCCGTGCCTCATCTCCCCTAAGCAAACCCTTCAAACGCCGAACCCGCGCCCGGCGCGAACAGGAGATGCTTCTCCTTTAGCTCGTCTCAGTTTTCCCTAAAAATGAGACAGCCGCCACAATAATCTATCAGCAGTCCAATCATCGGTGAATGCCCCGTGAAACTGCTTGATGTCGTAACCGGCCCCTGGGCCATTCAGCCCGAAAAGCTCCTGGAGATTCAGGCCATTTACGCCACGCATTTGCGCGGCGAAAAGATCGACATTGAAGCCGTTGAAAAGCGCCTCGGCCGTCCGCTCAACAATGAGCCGCAAGGCTACCAGATCGTCGATGGCGTCGCAGTGCTGCCCGTCAATGGCGTGCTTGGCAAAAGAGCCAACCTCTTCACTCAGGTTTCCGGCATGGCCAGCACCGAAATCCTTGGCAACGACTTCAAAGCCGCCCTGGATGACCCGGCCATCTCCGGCATTGTGCTATCCGTCGATTCCCCCGGTGGCACCGTCGACGGCACGCAAACACTGGCCGATATTGTCGCCAGCGCGCGCGGCATTAAACCCGTCGTCACCTTGGCCTCCGGCTGCATGTGCAGCGCGGCCTACTGGATTGGTGCATCGGCCGCTGAAATCTATATCTCATCCGGCACCGACCAGGTCGGCAGCATCGGCGTCGTCGCCGGGCACAAAGACATTTCGGGCGCCGAGGCGGCGCAAGGCGTCAAGACCACCGAAATCACCGCTGGCCAATACAAGCGGGTGGCCAGCCAATACGCGCCGCTCTCCGAAGCCGGCCGCGCCAATATTCAAGAGACCGTGGATTACCTCTACGGGATTTTCGTTGCCGATGTCTCCAAGGCACGCGGTGTTTCAGAAGAAAAAGTATTAAGCGACATGGCCGATGGCCGTGTCTTTATTGGACAGCAGGCAATCGATGCCGGCCTAGTGGACGGTGTTTCCACGCTGGCCGGTGCGATTAATCGCGTCCATCAACTTGCTGCCGGTGTTGCAGTCAAGCCAACCACCTCCCAGACAGTCCAAGGAGAAATCATGGATCGTGAATCCATCCTGGCGGCTCATCCCGAGCTCGCCGAAGCCTTCCGTGCCGAAGGTGCCAGCGCCGAGCGCGCGCGCATCCTCAGTGTTGAGGCGCAAAGTATGCCCGGCCATGATGCGCTGATCGCCACCCTCAAAGCCGATGGCAAAACATCCGGCGCCGAGGCAGCCATGCAAATTCTGGCCGCTGAAAAATCAAAGCTGGCCAGCATGGCCAGCCAACTTGCCACCGATGCCCCCGCGCCCGTGCCTCACGCCGTTTCGCCGCAAGAAAGCGAAGCCCCGGCCAAGAATGACCGCGAAGCGCTGCACGCCAAGGCCAAAGCCTACCAGGCAGAGCACCCCGGCACCGACCTCATGGCCGCCCTGCGTGCCGTCCAAGTTAAATAAGGAGACACCCTCATGTCTGCACAATCCATTGCACTGCTTTCCCTGACGCTTGGCCTGGCCGGCACTGTGGCCGCTGGTCGTTTTGTCAAAGCCGATGGTACCCAATCCATTGCTGATGCAGCTACCTTCGGCGTTTGCCGTCAGGGCGGCGTGTCGGGCGATAACGTCACGGTCGACGTGATGGGCACCGCCATTGTCGAAGCCGGCGCTGCCGTGGCCAAAGGCGCCACGCTCAAGGCCGATTCGTCCGGCCGTGGCATTACCTGGGTCACCTCCGGCGCCAAGATCGGCCTGGCACTCGAAGCAGCCACTGCTGCCGGCCAGATGATCGAAGTCCTGCTCATTCCTAACGTCGCTTAATCAAGGAACCATCATGGGTCAACTCACCACCTCCGGCGCCCGCGTCATCGATCCGATCCTGTCGGAAATCGCCCAGGGCTACCGCAACGCAGACATGGTTGGTCTCAACCTGTTCCCGGCCGTACCTGTCATGCAGCGCGGCGGAAAGATCATCAGCTTCGGCAAAGAAGATTTTGCGCTGTACAACACCATCCGCGCACCGGGTGCCAACACCAAACGCGTTCAGTTCGGCTACGCCTCGGGCAATTACACCCTGGAGCAGCACGCCCTTGAAGCGGTTGCCCCGTGGGAACTGATGCAGGAAGCCAGTATCGCAGCCCAGATCAACCTGGCCTCCATGTCCGTGC